CAACTTCTTAATAGAAGGTGCAGCACCAAACTTAGCTGACATCTTGTGACGGTATGAAGAGATGACTGCGTGACACTTAGTACCATTACCCATCATGGCAATGTCTACAGGATTGCCTTCCTCATCCACAGGTGTAAACAAGTAAGTAGACTTAGCAACAATGAAGTTACCCATGCTCTCTTTGTTCTTGATGTTGATGCCCAGCTCTTTAAGCTTCTCACAAGCTGCATCACTCAAGTTACCAATGGTACACTCGTACTTCTTGTTGTCTTCGTTGAACTTAGTGTTAAAGTTATTCATCCAGTTGCTCCAGAAGATTTCACCAGCAACTTTAACGGGTTTCAATGTATCAATACTCATTTCATTTTCCTTTAGTTTCTACTATCAATGCAGCTCTTGGGACGGGTGAGCTGTATTACCCGATGCTAGATCTTCTAAGTGCACAAGTGCTGATAAGAGCACAGTATACACCTCTTCAAGGTCTAGATCCTCTCCTATCTTAATCTTGAAAGTTTCCCCTTCAACACTAAATAGAATCTGATTCTTATCAATGTGTTTCACGCCAGTTGTTACCAATTTTAAACTCCCCGTCTAGTGGACAACGAAGCTTGAAATGCAGCCCAGCTTCAACGATACTTTGCTTTGCAGCCTCACCTACTATTGTAGCATATATCTTAGGAACTTCAAGTTGAAATTCATCATGGACATTAGCTACCAGCTTCACAGGCCACTTGTTAGCCTTAGTCTTATCGTGAAACAATACTAAAGCTTTCTTCATTACGATTGCACCTGCACCTTGAAGGAGGGAATTAAGAGCTGCGTGTTCGCTGCGTACCCATATCTTACGACCATCAAGCCCCGGTACAAAGCCCTTACCCGCATATCTGCTAACCGTACTTCTAAGACGTTGTAAGGCTGGTGTGTTCTTAAGAAAGGCATCGATAAGTTTCTGTCCCGCTTTAGAATTACCACCGACAATGGAACCAATCTTAGCTGGCCCTGCACCGTATAGGAATGCGTAAATAAATGTCTTCGCTTGATCCCTTGTTTGGAGACCTGCAGCTTTCTGGTTCTGCGTGTGAACGTCAGTTCCATCCTTTGATGATCCTTCAGTGACCGTTTTAACATAATCTTCATCTTTCATATAATGTGCAAGCATACGCAGCTCAAGGCCACTAGCGTCACAACCAACCAATACGTTACCTGCTTCCACAGTCCAACATTCTCTACACTCTGGCCCATAGATACTCCCAGCATTAGGAATCTGTGCCATGTTAGGACTACTGTGAGTCATCCTACCAGTTACAGCTCCATTCGTTATCACCTTACCATGTACTCTACCGTCCTTACCTACAGCCTCTAGCCAGCTTTCAATCTGAGCTACACGTTTCTGTAGCATCAGGTATGTAGCAATCATCTGAGCCTCAGGAATGTTAACGACCTTAGACAGTACAGACTCATCAACAATAGCCTGACCCTTCTCAGTGAACACCTTAGGCTTCCATCCTAGCTCCATTAGCTTCTCTCCAATTTGCTTTCTACTTCCGGGATTGAAAGTATCAATGCAGTCTTTGATAGGCTTTCCACTGGTTTTGTGGAACCTTTGTGTAATGACTGGAGGCCATCTCTCTTGCATCTGTTCATAGATTCCTGCCATCTTTCCTTTGATGTCAGCAAGTAAACAGGTTGTATAGGCTTGATCGAGTTTGAATCCATGACGTTCCTGTTCAGCAATGATAGATGCTACCTTATGTTCAAGAGCAAGGCTTTCTTGTGAAAAGTCTTTCTTAGTGAGTTCATCAGTAAGATGCTTATAAAGAGTAGCAGTGACCTCAACGTCCCTAATGCAATAATACTCCAGAAGAGCCATGTGAGGAATGTTGAAGCACTCACCCTTGTATTCCTCTCGTCGTTCCATCAGCCATGTCCATACCTTTGTGTAGTCAATCTTATTCTTCCCCAGTCGAGTTCCCCATGCGTCTAAGCTGTGACCGTTCTCTACTGAGGGATCTAGCAGTCTTGAGGCTATCAGTGTATCGTACACTTGGTTCAAGCGAATCTTCGTACTCCAGAGCCTGTTGAGTATCGAGAAATCGAAGCTTATCCCGTTGTGGGCTACTATCAATGTAACGTCCTTTAAATACTCCACGAGGTTGTCTGCTGCTTTCCATACGTTCACTTCTCCACTGTCAATATCCTTAGTTACTACCATCCAAATCGTGTTGTGATCTAAGGTTGTCTCTATGTCCAATACGATACGCTTCTCCGAGTTTGTACTCTTCATACTCTGCCTTTAAGTCTTCATAGTGGTGAATAAGTAACTGATACTTATCTTGCATTTCATAGTACTTAGTCTCCAAGTCCAACATTCTACCAGCTATGGTGTCTAGGTCAATCATTCTTTCCTCTATACGTTAGTTCAGGGCAGTGATACAGTGTACCCCTCCAGTCAGTATGGTAGGCAGTCCTTACAGGGTCTGCTGCGGTTACTAGTAATGTATTCCTCTTACGTTCCTTAGCTCTTCTCCTGTAAGCATTGGCCTTGTCTCTGTTGGCTTTAGCCCATGCTCGTTGTTTTAGTCTATTCCTTTCCTTACGGGCTTCAATGATAGCATCAGCTTCGTCTTGATTCTCAACATTCTTAACCCACTTGCTCATTTTGCAGCCTCCATATACAGCCCCACGTTACCTAGAGCATAACCAATGAAGGCTATACCTAAGCCAGTGTTACCTTTGTAGAGTAAGTCCACAGCCACTACAGTGTAGACCACTCCAATAATTGCAATTAGAATACTACTCATCTTTAGCCTCCTCTTTCTTATCCATCTCTTTGTCAAACTCTACATCACGCTCTTTATCACCCTTATCACGACCAAATATCATGTCCCATCGAGCCTCATACTGCTCTTGAGCTACATCAAAAGGTCTAGGTGTACTTCCTTTGCCTGTCATAATACTTCCTCCTGCATCTCCACCATACGTCCAGTTTCCATGTCATACTTGAGCACACAAGCTGGGCCTGTATAACCATTGTAACGATTCTTAGCCACTGAGATCTTAGTCTGATGTCTCTCATTGTCATCCTGAGCCATACTGTTACGCTCCAATGTAATCACAGCATCACTCAGTTGAGCAATAGCACCTGAGCCTCTGAGCTGCGACAATGATACGCTACCACCATCTTCGTGACCTTGGTTCCCTTGCAGTCTACGAAGGTGACTGACACAGATCAAGGTAATCTCCAGCTCCTGCACCAGTGTACGAAGCTTCGTCATCATGTTATCAATAGCCTTACGCTCATCTCCATTGTCTTGACCAGATATAACAATACTGATGTGGTCAAGAAAGATAACCCTGCAATCGCAAGCTTTAGCCATGTATCGGATTCTGTTGGCAATGTTGTCAACGTCACTGCTACCGAAATGGTCAAAGAGATAAACACGATTAGTACCAAGTGTTGCATCGAAAGCATCTTTAAGTTCCTGTTCAGTTGTTGGAGTGTCAGGTAAGTGCAGTAGTTTGTTAGCGTGTAAGCTCATGATACTTCGAGCTGTCTTTCGAGTGGACTCTTCAAGAAATAATCCTCCAATGTTCCACTTAGTAGTGTTCAGTATATTGAACAATATTTCACGTAGGAATTGACTCTTACCTAAGCCACTACCTGCAGTGACTGTGATTAACTCTGAAGGTCTGATACCATACAAAAGCTTATTCAAGCCCTTCCAAGGGTACATAGCCTCAGCTTTAGCCTCAGGTTTAATCACTTCTTCCCACAGTGAGGCTGCATTGATGATGCCATCAGGGATGTACACCTCAGCTCTCCACCACTCATTCACAAACTCTTTGGTAGCACCTGAAATCAGGTAATCACAGGCATCTTTGTAGCCACTCAAATGCTTCACAATCTTAGCCTTCTGACCAAACAGTTCAGCCACTTCCTTAGATGCCTTCTTACCCGGCTCATCAGCATCAAAGCAGATCACAATGCTATCGAAGGAGTTAAGCCACTCATATTGTGTCTTGCAGTCCTTTAAAGCAGCCTGTGCACCGTTTCTGACT